GCAAACGACCATTCCCGGATGCGTCCTTCCTTCAGGAGGTCAAAGACCTGCCCGGCGAACGGCTTGTTGACGTCCATACGTCCCTTGACGTACAGCCCGCCTGTCTCGCCGTTCGGTCCCTGCTCTAGTGTTACCTCCATAACGTCGTCCGGCATCGCGTAGCCGACGTGTGCCTCAGGGTTGAGCCACTCGTGCGACCAAACAACGGGAATCGGCGCTGCCTTCGCACGCCAATTGGCGATGGTCTTGGCGAATGCCCCCGGCATTGTGCGGTCGCCCTGGAGGTCTACGTTGCCGAAGACGCTCACGATTGCCTCGAAGGTGCCGGGGCCGTCGGTGAGAGCCTTGAAGTTGGCAATCTCGTATGCCTTGTAGGTTGTCACTGTTACTCTCCTGATTCAGCGGGAGGGTTGCGGCGGCTTTCGTACCAGCGTTCGCTGTTACAGCCGTAATGGACAGCTTGCACGTTGTCCCAGATGTGGCTGCCGCCCTCCTCGATTGGCACGATGTGGTCCACGGTGCCGTAGCGCGTGTTATCGCCGCCCGGCTGCCAGGTATCGTCTGCGATGGGTTCCTTGCATATCGCACACGTCCAGTTGTCGCGCAGCAGGACGCCACGCCGCGTTATCGCCTCGTCGTATTCTGTTCCTTCTCGGAGACGGCGGAGTGGGTGGTGCTTTACAATCCACCCGGCAATCTCCTTCGCATAACGCTGAGGGATGCCGGTAGGTCCTTGTGTGAGACGTTCGTCGGTGATGGTCACGGCGATGTCATGAGCGTACGACTTGAGTTCCTCGCCGACGTCCAGGGCGTCGTCCCCAGCGGCCTGCACCAACATGCCGAAGAGGTCGTCGCCTAGTTCGCGGTCCCAACGGTCGATGTCCAGCGGCTTACCGCCCTTGTCGGCATTGTCCCAGCGCTTGAAAGTGCGCTCGATGATGCCGCGAGAGCGTTCCTCGTACCGGGCGCGCATCTCTGCTTGCAGAGTGCGGCGTGCGGCCGCGTCGAGGGCCTGCTTGAGCAAACGCTCAGGTGAGTCAGCCTCTCGGGTTGAACCGCCGCCTGGAGTTGTACCTGCGGGCTCCACGCTCCCAGGGTCTTGCGACGCGGGCGTGGCGGTTGGGTTCTGCGGCGAGGCGAGTGGTCCACCTCCGCGCAGTGAGTTGAGCGGCTGGTAGAGTTCGTCGTCTAGAGGATTGCTTGTTGCCGGTAGGTTGAGGCGAGCGCGACCTTCGTTGACACTTACAACCGGACCGCCAACCGTCGTTGCCATGATTGCCGCCTTCTCCTCGAAGGAGCCGCGCAACTTCTCGTCGAGGTTGAACTCGATGTAGTACAACTTGCGAATGCGGGGCTCGCGGTAGAACTCCGGCAGGAGCTGAGACTCCAGAGTGTCCTCTACCCGCGTCAGTCGCGGCGGTAGGGAAGACTTGTAGAAGTAGCCAAGCGTCTCGTCGGTGGCCTCACCGTTGTTCGCTGCCGCGCCAATCATGGCCGGTGGGATGTGGAAGTGAGACGCAACCTCAAGGCGGGTCAGTTTGCGCGCGTTCAGGTACTCCATCTCGCGCGGCGACCACTGGAAGTCTTTGAACGACATGCCGGGCTCACCGATGAGAGGTCTGCCGCTCCCTAGGGGACCGGCCAGAGCGTCCTCAGCGTCGAGCATCCACGCTTCCTTCGTTTCATCGCTCATGTCCTTCGAGTCTTTGTCCCGCTCCACGACCAAATCCTTGCGGAGTGAGTTACGCCAACGACCTTCCCGGTCCTGACCAGCGGCAACGTCCTCCGCGATGATACGGCGAATCGTTTCCATAGGTGGCAGGTTGCCTCGGCCAACTGCCGGGTCGTATCCCCAGAACACCACGAGGTCATTTATCTCGTATCGGAGGCCGCGCGCGTCGAGGAAGTACTCCGGCGTTTGTGTAAGAGGGTCGCGCCACAAGTTGAGGTTCGCTGGTGGGATGCGAACGAGTGCGGCAGGGATGCCCGCACTCCGAACCTTCAGTAGGTAAGCGATGTCGTATATCTCAATGTCGGCAAATACGCTGTACCAGAAGTTGTAGGGTGATGTTGGGTACACACCGCCGCCTGGGTCGCGCAGAAGATTCGCTACCGCCTCGTCGTCAACCTCAACGCGTGACGCGGGCAGGTCGCTGCCGATGCGAGAGTCCTTGAAGTAGGTCTTGGCCGTGAGAGAACCCGCCTCCCGCGCTACCGTTTGGATGGCAGTGCGAACGTTGGGCTGACTCGCGTACACCGCGGCATAGTTGCTGCTCATGCCGTACATGCGGAGCATGCTAGTGATGGGGCCAGAGAACTCCACCACGCGCAAGCCGTCCGGCGACAGGCGCTGCTTCTGCGAAGTTTGCTGGCTAAGGACCGACTGCCGGGCGGCATCGCGCTGTGCGCGACGATTCTCGCGTGCGGCAGTGCTGAACGGGTTCCTCACTAAACTACCTCAATCTTTCCACGAAGGAGTTCACGTATCTCATCCTCTGAACGCTCCTCGAATGCGGCGCACGTCTTGGGCTCGCGCAGTCTTGGGCATAGTCGGCACTCCGGTGTGTGATGTCTCTTGATGTGGTTGCAGTTCCGGCACGTAATCTTTGGGTCATCGTATGCCGAGAGTCCTGTTTGACCGTCAGCCATTGCGTCGCCGCGCGCTTCCCATGACAAAGCACCTGCTGCAGCCGCGTCAATCTTGCGCGGCGAGTTGGGATGCTCCTTCTGGATGCTATGCATCGGACGTCCATCGTCATCTTGCACGGTGGTCATCTTGCGGCGAGCGTTGAACACATGCGAGGCGAACAGTTTGTCGCCATCGTGGCTCAACTCGCCGGTGAGGATAGCGCTAGCGTAGTTCCGAACCATGTGGCATGCCGCTCGGGGACGGTTCATCTGCCACTCGACAACGCGGCGCACGCCCCAACGTCCCTGCCACTTCTCCATGAGCGGCGTGATGTTGGCGTATTGGCTGCCGGGGTCGATGTAGACTCGCCACACGTCGTACTCGTTCATAGCCTCAACGAGAACGCCGTCTGCCGCGTCGAAATCGTGTTCGTAATCGTCTGGTGCGTTCTCCGGTCGCTCCATGATTGTGAGCGGCCACTGAAAGCCGGTCGCAACCTCGGTCGCGATGATGGCGAGAGCGTCTCGGTACCGAGCGCCGTCCACTCCTATCGTGATGGTCGCCTTGTGTGCCGGTCTATATCCTGGCCGCTCCAAGGTTCGCCACTTGATTGGGTCGAACGCGTGGTCCTCTGCCGGTACGATTCGGTTCAGGAAGTAACGTTCAGCGTTTGCCGCTGTTCCTTGCGCGAGGTACTCCGCGATTTCTTGCTTGATACGTTCTAGGTCAACGTGGCCGCTGCCGCGATATACCTTGTGCAACATGATGTCGAGGTCGTGAGCCTTGCGGATGTCGCCGGGCCCAGCGTCAGCCATCATCTTGAAGACGCCCGTGCCGTGTTCCCACGTTCGTTGCGCGACCGTATCCTCTGCCGGGTCCCACGCGTTACAAATCTGCAGGAACCTGCCGCCCATTCCAGCGAGGGAACGGTACTGAGTGTCGGCGAGTTTCAAGCCTTTGTTTGCCCGGTCCCACCCCTGAACCTCGTCCTGAACGACGAACGTTGCCCGCGCTCCCTGCCGCGACTTAGCGCTAGCAGTGACCGGCAGAATCTGTCCTCCGTTCGGAAGGTTGATGCGCGTCACGCCAGTGTCGGGGATGTCGTACGCTAGCGGCGCAAGTTCAATCATGGGGAGGAGCGCGTCCCACACGTTACCGGCCTGGTCCTCACTCTGTGCCGTGATAACGACGAGTGGTGTAGACCATGCGCGCCCTACCGGCTCACCCTCGGCGGTCCATCCTGAGAATCGGACTGGCCCTGCAGCCTCCGCTAGCGCTACAGCGGCAGCGAACGGACTCTTGCCCGCCTTCTGAGGCTGAACGAGTAGACCGCCGCGCGAGTGTACGAATGCTCGCGAGGGTCGTTCGCGGTCATCTGCCTCAAGTCTCACGTCGGCATCGGTGTGCACGGCATAGAAGTTGAGGAGAAACTCTGTTTGGTCGGACGATGGAACGAATGGGTCGCCTCGCATCTCGCCGTCCGGCACTACGATGTTCGCGACAATCCAGTCGTACACCTGCCAACCCAATGTCGGCATGTCTCCCGGTTGTCTAGGCCCGCGCCAAGGCATATGTCATCCTC